CGGCACCAGCCACTGACCTCCTCCTGCGGCCGGAAGGTCAAGGCCGCGATCTGTCCGTCCGCGCGCACGCAGTGAATGACGCTGTCGGGCTCCTTCTGCCACGCCAGTTCGGTAACTCCGCCCGCCAGCACATGGTCGGCGAGAATGGTCAGGTCGGTGGTCGCGCGCCCCTCGGCGTCGACCAGGAAGTCGAAGCCCAGGAGCTTGCGCCCGTGGCGCTGAACGAACAGCACCGCCGCGTCGATGCGCACCGGCGCCGCTTCGGCGCTGCCCGCCGTCGACTGCGCCACCACCTGGATCGAGGTCGGCGTGATCGGTTCGTCCAACGCACTGGCCTGGATCGCGTACTCCTCGCCCAGCGTGCCCGCCACCAGCCGCCGCCCCGGCGCCAGCCAGCGGATCGCGTTCACCTGGTCGGACGAGATGGTGAAGTCGACCGGATCGTCGTCCTCGGTGCCGGGCGTGAAATCCTCGAACTCGGCGATCTTCGAGCCCCACAGCCGGTCGGGCTCGCTCTTCGATCCTGCGAAGTACAGCCGCTGACGATAGAAGGTCGCCACGCCCGGATAGCCGGTGGTCGCCGACCACGCGCCCAGCCGCCATGCCGCCGAAGCGGTCGTGCCGCCGAACGCCGCCTGCACGTCGGCCGTCACCTGCGTGGCGCCGGCAACCGCCGTGATCCGCGCCGCACCCCAGGTCGAGCCGTGCTTGATCCGCACCAGCCGGCCCACGTCGCTCGCCGCGAAGGGCGCATGTCCGGCCGCCGAGATGGTGATGCCGGTCCCGCTCGCCGCGCTTGGCTGCAGCGTCCTGCCGCTGTCGGGATTCTCCAGCAGATACGGCCCGTCGCGGAAGTCGATCTCCACCAGCGACCAGCTCAGATGTCCGAAGCGCAGCAGCTTCATCGGCGGATGCGCGTCGTGCACCAGGTAGAGCGTGTCCGCCGACTGCGTCGTGCGCAGCCGCGCCAGCTCCGCCTCCGTGTAGGGCGTCCCGATTTCCACCGTCGCGCCGGACAGCAGCGCGACGTCGTCGACCGCCACCGCCTTCGCCGCCGTGTTGCGGAACTGCACGTAGAAGGGCGACGCGCCCGGCGTGAACGCCACCGCGTGCCAGCCCGGCCGCGCCTCGAAGTCGGCGGTGATCTCCGTGCCGCCCGAACTCGTGCCGATGCGCAGCAGCACCGCGTCCGCCGGCGCGCCCACCACGCGGAAGCGCAGCACATGCGCCTGCCCGGTCGCCGTCGTGGCGACCGCCTGCTCGGCCCAGGCCACCGAGGCGTCCGCCCCGTCCAGGCTCAGCCGTCCGTCGGCCGCGTCGTGGCTGATGCCGGCCGCCCCCGTCGACAGATCCGACCACACCGCGATGTCGGCCGCGAAGTCGCCGTTGGCGATCGCCGCGTCGGTCGCCGCCACATGGACCGCGCCGCCCTCGGTGAACACGCGCAGATAGCCCTCGCCGCACTCCAGCGCGTAGGCCTGCACCACCGAGAACTCGAAGCCCAAGAGCCGCGTCGCCTTGGCGCTGTCCTTGACCTCGGCGACGAAGCGCAGTCCCGGCCGCCGCACCGCGCCGCCCTGCGCCAGCGGCAGGAAGTTCTCCAGCACCCGCGCCCCGGCGCGGTACTTGGCGAAGTCGGTCCGCGCCGCCATGCGCGGCGAGAACTCGCCGGCATTGACCGACGGGATCAACGGGTTCGCGCGCGGCATGTCAACCCCTTGCCCCTGTCCACGAGCCAGCCGATAGCCGGTCGGGATGGTCTTCCATCCCGTCCACCGCCTTGGCCATGCGCACCGCGCGCTCGAGCTGCTCGGCCAACCGACCGACCTTGGTCTCCGAATGCGCCACCCGGTCCGCGACCTCCATGGCCAGCTTCAGCGCCAGCGCGGTGCGGAACAGCGGGTCCATCACGTTCGGGTCCTCGACACGCCGGACGTAGCGCAGATGCACCGTCTCGGGATCGGCCAGCACCGTGCGGCCCTCGTGCTTGTGCCGCACCGCGTGCCGCCCGCCCGGATCGACGGTCAGCGCCACCGTGCGCAGCCAGTCGGCGGGCAGTTGGAAGGCATGCGCGAAGCCGAATTCCGGCGTTACCGCCAGCTTGGCCGGCCGCGCCCGCGCCATGGCGAAGTTCCAGGGATGCCCGCGCAGCAGCTCGTCGCGCGCCTCGGGGTACACTGCGCCCGCCGCGTTGGCGTTGTTCGAGCCGTCGGTCAGCGCCGTGATCGGGTCCGCGCCGATGGCGATCAGGCCGCGGTTGACGATCCCCACGATCGAGGCCATCGCCTAACCCTCCAGCCCCGTGCCGGCCTCGGGCACGCTCTCGGCGGCCTGGACCGCCGCGTTCTCCCACCCGGCCCGCGCCTCCGACCCGCTCCACGGCAGAATCGGCCGTGTCGCCACGCCGCCCTCTCCCGCCGCCTCCACGAGCAGCACGCCGAACACGGTCGGCGAGCCCGCGGAGACCAGGATCAAATCGTGCGGCGCCAGACGCCGCGCCGCCGGCTTGAAGTAGTCGGGCCCCGCCACCGCCTCGGGCGGGTCGTCGGTCACATAGCGGTAGATCATCGCCCCGCCGCCCTCCTCCGGGCGGCGCAGCGCTTGCGCCTGAAACGCCATCCTCGCTCCTCTCACGAAAAAGGCCGCCCCGAGGGACGGCCGTCGATCACTCGCCCGAAGGCACCTCGATCCACCGCGCCAGCGGCACCGCCGCGGGGCACGCCATGTCGGCCACCTGCACCACCAGCACTCGGTCGCCCGGCGCCACCGTCCCGCGAGCCAGCCCCTCGGTCGCCTGCCCAGGCGGCCGCTCCGTCAGCAGGTGCCACAGCCCCGGCGCGCCGCCGCGCCGCGGACGCAGGCAGGTCAAGGTCCCGTCGGGCCCGCGCGCCGCGGCCCGCGCCCCGAAAAGGGAGCCGGCCGACCCCTGCGCAGAGGCCGGCCGGCTCGCGGAGGTCATCGTGGCCGCCCCGTCGACGGTTCCACCTCGGTCCGCCGACTAGTCGGTGTCGGTCAGCCCGATGGCGGTGGCGTCGCTCACGTCCACGGTCGTGCCGTCGTTCGACACCACGACGTGCCACCCCACCGCGTTCACCGCGGTGGGGGCCGCCGGGTCGTCGACCCGGACCACCAGGATCAGGTCGCCCAGGCCCAGCTCACGCGCCTTGGCGTCGAAGTAGCCGGCAGTGTCGACCGTGGCCGGCGCGTCCGCCGTCAGGTAGTGCCACAGCTTGAAGTTGCCCTGGCCGCCATGCGCGATCAGGGCGATGTGCTGGTCGCTGAAAGCCATGCCTCACCTCCCTCAGACGATGGCCGTGTCGTCGTCGACGCGGATCTCGACCACGCCGGCGGCGTCGATCAGGCACGCGCCCATCGACATCCAGTTGTTGACGAAGTGCGCCGCCCGGTCGCCGTGCCACGAGATGTCGGTGGTGATGTCGGCGCCGATCGCCAGGCCCACGGCCGTCTTGTGGTAGACGAAGCAGGTCCGGTCGTCGGCGTTCGCCAGCGGCAGCCCGGAATGCATGATCCAGGTGATGCCCAGCCACTTGCGCACCTCGGTCGCGGTCAGGAACGGCAGGTTCTTGTCGTCCTTGCCCACGAAGTCGGCCGAGGCGAACTCCGGGATGGCCAGCGCCTCCGACCAGGCGTGCGGCGACAGCAGGCCGTAGCGCTGCCCGTCGTCCGGCACGTCGGCCGCATTGAGCGCCTCGAACGCCTCGAGCAGAAGCGTCTTGGTCAGCCCCGTGGTGAAGTCGCCCACCGCGCTCGTCGTCGCGTCCATCGCGTCGATCGCCAGGGCGTCGGCCTTGCGGCCCAGGCCCCAGGCGCCGGCGCGAACCAGCGCGTTGCGCTCGTCGTGCGCGACCTTGAGCTCGTCGAGCTTGTCGACCCAGTCGCCGGCGTAGAAGTCCTTCAGCGTGCACTCGACCGGGTCGTGGTCGACGTTCATCGGCGTGACGATGCCGTGACGCGCCTTGGTCGTGGCCTCGCCGGTGCCGATCTTCTGGAAGGTGGTGGAGAGGCCCTCCACCTTGTCCTTGCTGCGCACGGTGCCGCGCAGCTTCGAGCCCCGCCGTTGGAATTCGTCGTGAACGTCACGCTCGAACGCCTTGCGGAAGCTCTCGAACACGTCTGTGCTCACCGTTCTCCCTTTCGGTTGATGACAGGAATTGCCATCCGTCCGGGTTGTCCCCGCCCCGGGCCGGGCGATTGCCCGCGCTTGTCCGCCGTGCGCGATTGCACGCGGCGGGGCGCCGCCCGGGCCCAAGGACCTGTTCGGATGAGCGAAGGATGCGGTCGGCGCGGACCGGCCCAGCCGGTTCCCCGCGCTGCCCGCGCCTAAGGAATTGATTGCTTAGGGATTAATGAGTGACGGGAGACGCCCACCGGAAAGAGCACCCGCCTGGCGCCGAAGGGCGGATGTCGCTTCAGCCCGGTCGTCCAACGAAAATTCGCGCTCCGAGCGCCACCGACCTTTCAAACTCCAGTCACCCGACTGCGCCGCCCACCTACACCGCCCGCACCAGCATCCGCCCCAGCGGCCTGAAGCCCTGCTTCTCGAACAGCCGCACGAACAGCGCCTCGACCCGCGGGCCCATGTCCGCCGTCGCCGCGGCGAACAGGTGCGTGGCACCCCGCGCCCGCGCCGCCTCGACGGACGCCGCTGCCAGCGCCCGCGCGGCCGCGGTCCCGCGCGCTTCGGGCTCGACGATGAATTTGACCACGTAGCCGAGGGTCTCCCGCGTCCACTCGGCCTCGAACCGGAGCTGCACGCCGCCCAGGATCAGCCCGTCCCGCTCGGCCACCAGCGCCACCTCGTCCGGATCGTGGATCGCCCGCCACAGCGTCGCCCGCGCGCGCTCCCGGTCGAAGCTCAGCCCCAGCCCGCTCTCCCGGCAGAATCGCGCCGCCAGGTGGGTGATCTGGTCCAGGTCCGCGGGCTGCGCCGGCCGCACCGCGATCCCGCCCGTCGCTGCCCTCACCCCAGCACCCGGTACACGCTCTCCGCCCGCGCCGGGCGCCGCCGTCCTCTCGCCGCCGGCCGCACCGGCTCGGCGAAGGTCAGCGCCGCGGCGTCCGCCCCGTCGGGCGAGAAGCCCGTCCGTGCGCGCACCTCCTCCTTGCGCTCGAGCAGCAGCCGCCCCTGGCTGTCGTGGCGATAGCCCGGCGCGGTGAGCTCGGCGTGCAGCCCGTCCTCGTCGGGGATGTCGGCGCCCGCCGGGTCGGCGAGCCAGTCGCGCAGCGCCGCCCACATCTCGGTGCGCTTGTTGGCGAACGCGCGGCCGTCGGACGCCGCCGCGCCGAAGTTCACCGGCCGCACCGCGCGGGCGAAGCCGAGCTCCGCCAGCCGGTCGTAGACCCCCGCGCCCAGCCCGGTGGCGTCGACGAAGCTCATCGCCGGGTCCAGCCGCTCGATCGTGCGCGCCACGGTCCCCGCCACCGCCATGAGATCGGCGGTGTCCAGCACCAGGTTCACCCGCGCGCCCAGCACCCGCCCCTGGCGGTCGAGGATGCGCGTGCGGTCGCCGCCGCCGCGCGCCACGTCGACCCCGAGCACCAGCGGCGCGTGGCTCTGATCGGGCGCGACGAACGCCCGCGCCCGGATCACGTGCTCGGGCCGGATGAAGGCGTCGTGGTCGGCGGCCTGGAACGCCTCCTCCACCGTCGCCGGGTACTCTTGGCGGAAGCGCCAGCAGATCGCGTCGGCGGGCGCGCGCAGCGCCGCGGCCAGCTCGGCGTTCTTGCGCGCCGCCCAGCGCGCCTGCGCGGGGTCGAGCCCGTGCAGCGCCGCGTATTCGACCAGGGCCGCCGGCAGCGCCTCGTCGCCCTCCGCGGCATCGGCCCGGTACTCCTCGTGCAGGAACCAGGGCACGAACACCAGCTCGTACTCGCCTTCGCCGCGCATCGCTGCCCGGCACAAATTGTGAAACAGCCCGCCGATGCCGTTGCCCGTGCTCTCGAGGATCACCTCGGTCCCCGCCCGTTCCGGGATCGCCTGCAGCACGCCGGCCATGTGCTCGGCGGCGTTGGGCCAGAACGCGACCTCCGAGCCGTGGAAGTACTGGATCGTGTCCGACCGGCCGACATCCGCCGCCCCCGCGGTGCCCACGCGGTAGCCCGAGTCGAGCCCGTCGAACGCCAGCTCGCGCGCGTTCGAGGCCGAGGTGCGCGGGCGCAGCGCCTCGGGACAGTGGCGGTGGAACCGGCTCGCCATGCCGAACAAATTCTCCGTCGCCTCCTGCCGGTGGGTCAGGATGAAGGCGCGCACTCCGCGCTGATGGCTGACCCGCCAGAAATAGCGCGCCTGAACGAGCGTGCTGACCCCCGGTTGCCGCGCCTTGAGCACCAGCGCCCGCACCCGCCCGCGCCGCTCGCGCATGTCCTCGAGCCGGCCGTGGACGAAGCGCTGCACCGCGTTGAGCCGGAACGGCGCCAGCCCGCCCGCCTTGGGCCGGATCCACAGGCATCTCTCGGCGTAGAACGGGAAGTCGTCGCGCAGGCGCCGGCGCAGCCGCCGCTCGGCCTCACGCATCGCGGCCCGCCGCGTTCGGGCCGATCCTCGCGCCGGCCTCCTCCTCGGCTTCCAGCGCCCTGAGCGCGTCCTCGTGCGCGATACCGATATGGCCGCGCAGGTCGATCTTGTCGCCGTACTTCTTGGGCCGCAGCTTGGCCGCGACCCATTTGCGCGTGTCGATGCGCAGCTTGGCCAGCGCCGCCTCGTCCTTGTCGTGCGCGGCGTCGGCGATGTCGACCAGCTCGTCGGCCAGCACGTCCGCCTGCACCTCGCGCGCCAGCGAATACCATTGCCGGAACGCCTCGCGCCGGTCGTCCAGCAGCCATTTGAACACCGCCTGAGTCGAGGGCATGTCCGCGTCGCGGCACACCGCACGCAGGCTCTCGCCCGCCGCGATCCGTTCGCAGATGCGCCGCGCCAGCGCGTCCGAGTACTTCCCCGGCCGCGCGGGCAAGGATGTCGTCATCGATCGAACCTCGTCTCGGAAGTGATTGTCCGGCGCCTTGAGTGCCGCCGGCCGCCTGCTCGTGGATTGCGCCGCGCGCCGCGGCTCAGCCGCTGCCGAAGGCACGCTTGGCGGGCTGGCCGCCGTAGAGCGTCTCGTAGAGCGCCGCCTTCTCATCGCGCTCGGCCGGGGTCAGCGCGTCGAGCCCCTTGGCGTGCAGCTCGTCGAGCCGTGCCTCGACGCTCTTGCGCCCGTCCTCGCCGGCCGTTGCGCCCAGGAAGCCGTCCTCGCCCAGCATCCGGCCGACCGCCGCCAGCCCCTTGAGGAAACGCGGGTCGTTGCCCAGAACTCCGCCGTCGGCCAGCACCATCTCGCCCACCTCCGGGCCGAACAGCCGTTCGGCCGCACGCTTGGCCAGCGCCAGGTTGTCGTCGAAGGCGTCGCCCCAATCCCGCCGCATCGCCGTCTCGGCGACCTGCGCCGCCCGCCCGCGCTCGGCCTGGACGGCGGCCACCTGCTCCATGTCGCGCGCGACCGCCGCCTCGAACAGCGCCTGCGCCTGATCGGGCCGAAGCCCTGCCCGCTTGAACAGCCCGCGCGCCCAGTCGAGCGTCTCTGGCCCGTAGACCCGCTCGGCCACCGGCGCCAGCTCCTCCGGCACCTCGGGCAGGTTCAGTGCGTAGCCCGCCGGCTCGTCGGGCACACCCATGCGCCGGTCGAAGGCCGCGCGCTCCTCGTCGCTCGCCTCGGGCCCCGGCGGCGTCACCGCGCCGCCCAGCTTGCGCTCCAGCTCGCGATAGCTCTTGGCCAGGGCCGCCGGGTCGGCGAATTTGGCCGCGCTGCGCCGCACCTCGGGATCGGCGATCGCCGCGCGCCAGTCGCCGTCGGCCTCACCGGCCTGCGTCGCCGTATCGTCCGAAGCCGGCGCCGGGCCGGCCTCGCTCGTCTCCTCAGCCATGTGTACCTCCCTCGCGTTCGGCCTGCGCCGGCCGCTCGGCCGGCTCGAAGTTCATCCGGTGCAGGATCATCAGCCCGATCTCGCGCCGCCCCTCGCGCCGCGCGGTCTCGTGGGTCTCGCCGCGCACATGGCTCGGCCGGTACACGCCGCACGCCTCGAGGATGTCGTTGAGCACCCGCCGCCCCTCTTGCGTCCCGAGCAGCACCCGCCGGTAGTCGCGGTAGCGGTCCCACTCGGTGTACCGTCCCGCTCCGGCCGCCGCCGCGATCTGCCGCGCCAGCACCTCGGGCGTGGGCGCCGGCAACAGCCGCCGGCGCAGCCAGGCGCGCAGCGCCGCCCTCATGTCGCGCCCCC